ATGTGTCAATAAAATACAACTCTGTTATTTCAATGGTTAAAGGTTTGCGCCCTCACTTTAGAAGTATGGGTATTGATCTTGAGGAACTTGATAAAATCTTTAATCCGTAGATATGGCTGTTTACAAGACCAAAGAGAAAGAAGTAGTAGACACTAAGGGATTCCAGAAGTGCGGAACGTGTTTTAAAGAGGCTAAACCGATTTACAAGCTATTTACTACTCATACTTTCTTTTGCTCTAAAAAATGTCGTGACGTTCATTTTAACGGGTTCAACTTTTCGGAAAATGCTTTTAAAATAAGATAAATGAAAATATCAAATATTTCGCAAAACGGGATTGAATTGATTGCACAATTTGAGGGATTTAGATCGAAGCCATATTTATGTCCTGCCAAAGTTCCAACTATTGGTTATGGCACTACTATTTATCCCGGCACAAAACAAAAAGTTACACTACAAGATCCCCCAATTACAAGGGAGCTTGCAATACACATACTTCGTGAAGATGTAAAACATTATGCACATGCAGTGGACAACATGACTGTAGACACGATAAGCCAAAACCAATTTGATGCGCTTTCTTCATTCGCTTATAATCTAGGAACTGAGGCACTGAGAAAATCAACACTACTCAAGAAAGTAAATATAAATCCTAATGACAAAAGCATTGCAAAAGAATTTGCAAAGTGGATAAATGCAGCAGGGAAACCATTGCCCGGATTGATAAAAAGGAGACAAGCGGAATCTAACTTATATTTCAAGATATGAAAATCTGTAAAAACTGTAACGCCTCAAATATCGATTCTGTAATATTTTGTCTTACATGTGGTAAAGCTGATTTGGTGGTATTGAGCAATAAGTTTCCTTGGGAAGATGATGTAAAAGAAAAAGCGGCATCAACTGAAATTGATAACCGCTGATCTTGAGAATGATAATCACAACTTACATTCCAGTGTGGCACAAATATAATAAATAAAAATGAATAGAAGCGAATATATCATAGCAGAAAGTCACCTTATGGAAGCGGTCGAAAGCTGCGCTATAAATGCAAATATCCTAGACACTCATTTTCCAGATGTGATTGCTGTATTTGGGGCCGATTCTATTTTTACAAAGGCTGTAAACTTCTTCAAGAACTTGGCCAATAAATACGGTGGCATTATGGATGCGGTTGTCATTTATATGCGAGACGTGCGGCCGCTTGTTTTTGATAAGGCGAATAAGTTTGTTTTGCCATCAAAGTTCAATATTCTGAAATGGATAAAAATAGGCTGGCATTCTGCTGGTCTCATAATCAAGATTGTTAAAATTTTAAATAAGTAAAGACATGGATTTTTTAGCGCAATTAATTAGGAGATTTTTAGCTCAAACACCTTGGTTTCAAAAGGTTTTGAAAGTAGTTATGATTATTACGGCAACGGTGGCAGCCATTCCACAATTTTTAGATATGGCAGGTCTTACAACACTTATACCGGGTTCAGTGATGGACATAGTATCTAAAATTGTGGTTGTGTCTGCTTTAGTTGGTGCATTTGTAGCTCAATTGGCAGTGAGTGATGAAGGTAAAAAGCTGGCAGCAGAAGAAGGTAAGCCGATCAAGTAAAGAATAATACCATAAAGCAGGTTTAGAATTGAGTAATGAGGGGCCGACAGGTAAAAAGTTACTGTGTTGGCCTTTTGTTTTTTGAGCCTGGTAGATTACATGCTGTCTTTTTTGTGATTTTGGGGGTCTCAGGTATTACTTGAGGCCCTTTTTTAATGGTGCAAACTGATCATCTATGAATAATTTGGTTTTATCAAAACCTTTGCAGATGGCAGAGGGTACACCAGATTCTTTGAGCAAGGTGATCCATTCTTTTTGTGATACTGTGGCGGTACCTGTATCGGTCTTGAGCTCTACAATGATCATTTTGTTCTTATATATCAGAAGTAGATCGGGAAATCCACTGGAAACCCTGAGCATACTTATCAACCATCTTTGGAATGGAGTTCTTTTGCCCTCATTGGGGCTGTGATGTATTTTGATGCCGGAATACTCAGCTGTGATGTATCGGCATACTGCGATATGGAGGTGATCTTCTGGTTTGAGGAATTTGAAGAAGCTCATTATTTAAAAAACTCTTTATAGCATTCATGAATGAAGGTTCCAATAATATAGGTAAATAAAAATATTATAAGTAATGCAAACCACCCCCAAATTGGTAAAGTGACCCACCACCATGACCAAGTAATGACGTTGCACAATTTCAGTACTACAAATGCGATGGTGAGTAGGCCAAGTAAAAAATTATTTGTGTTGAATGGCCTTGGTGTGTTTTTTTCTTCGTACAATTTCATTTGTTCCCTTTTTTAGTAGTTTGGCTATTAAATTGTTTTTTAGTCTTTACTATCATTCTGTCTAATTTTATTCTTCTTCTCCCGCAATCCTTACCCACCGCAGCAATGTTTTATCAAATTTGTGAAAGCGAGCGTGCCGCTTCAATTCTTCGTGAAATGCGTTGTAGTTTTTGTGGACCTCAATATTGTAATCGGCCAATACTTCTTTGTGAAGGACTTTGTATGCTCCAATGCTTGTGTGATCAGAAAGTAACTCATAGTATCGGCCAAAGTAGCCAAATGAGGTGAGTAGGTTTCCGGACTTCGTAGGTGGTGGGTTTTGTTCCTCATATCGGTGCTTCATCACCCGGAAAGTCTCGTAACAGTTGAAAATGTTGACACCGTAGATTTCACGGCATTTGCGCTCTACTTCTTCATAGGCTTCTTCGTTTGTCCTGCAGCTATGGCGCACACCAGCAAAGTAAGAAAGATATACATCGATGATATGTAGTTTTATGTTTTTCATTCTGTAATGTTTACAATATCCATATTGTTGGTTCTTCTGTGAATGTATTGAGATTCTCCATGTGTGCTTTTCTGGCCATGACCATGGAGACTATACCATCTACCTTGCCATTTGACTTGCCTTTGGTGATTTTACAATTACCGTTTTCGTCCTGGATGATGCGCACATTGCCGAGCATCCAAGTAGCTACGGGATTGTTTTTGTGCTGGATCTTGCCTTCATACACCAACCTTTCCAGATCCATGATAGGAGAATGCATACTTGAAGCTGTCTGAGCCATTTTGATCATCGGTACACCTTCTTCATGTAAATCAATGACCAGCTGGCTAGAATTGTATCGGTCATAATACACACATGATATGACCTTATCTTCCATCATCTGCGCAATGTCCTTTTTGATGAAATTGTAATCGGTGGCATTACCAGGCGTGACGGTGATAAATCCTTGCTTGGCCCATATACGATAGTTTTCGTTTTGGGTAGTTTTTAATGTTTCTTCCGGGAGATAGAACTTCCAACTTTCGAAAGATATACCGTCCTTCACTTGCTCAATGGATAGGGAACAAAAATCTGATACAGAAGCCAAGTCAAGACCTGCGCGGCCCGTAGGTAAATCATCTGGCCACTCTGTGAGCTGGTCTTTTTCCCATCGCTCTTTACTGATCCAAGTGACCTCAGAATCCACCCACATATTGAGGTGTTTGATTTTAAAGTCAACTTCTTTGGCACCGCCTAGGTTGATAGCCATTTGAAATTCGTCCTCGAGTGCGGAAAGTTTAGGCGAAAGCCCCAAATTTGGATTTGCTTTGTACCAGGTTTTCACGTCTTTCCAATCATCATCATCATCAGCTTGGAATATGAGGGTGAAAACACTATCATCTATCAAAGTGCCATTGAGAATCTTCTTTGAGTACTCATAGAATTGATAAGCGGGGGCGTCTGGTGCTTTATTGTACCCTGCAGTGGTGATCATGACCAGTAAAGGATTTGAATGTGAAGCCATACCCTTCCTTATTGAGTCCAGTAAATCACCATTTTTATATAAATGCACTTCATCAGCGACGCACATTTTAATCCCAACACCTTCCGTACCAGTGGGATCACTGATTACTGGTCTTAAAACAGTTGAAGTATCAATAAATTCAACACTATTTTTGAATATTCTGCAAATTTTAGCAAAAGATTTTGGATATAATTCACCCATTGCAGTGCACATCCGCTTTGTCATTTTAAAACAAATACTTGCTTGTTCTTCACTTGTTGCTGCATATAATATTTGAGATCCAGGTGAGGGGTCTATTATAGTATTATCAATTGATAATGCAGCAGATAAGGTGGTTTTTGAATTTCTTCTCGGAATTTGAAGGTAAATTTTTGTATATTTCCTAGTACCGTCTTTTTTCTTCCATCCATAGATATTGGCTATGAGGAAGGCTTGCCAGTTTTGTACTATCAATGGCTTATTTGCAAATTCGTTGTCTACTAGTGGGATGATGCCAACGAAATCAATGTGTTTTTGTGCGTCTTCGTGGTCAAAGTAAAGATCTTTTCTGAGTTTGTCGGCGTTGTATCTATCTACTGCTTGGCGAATGAGTATAGAATACTTGTCTGTATTTGCAACGACATCATTTGCAAATTGCTCGTATAATGGAATTGGTATTTCTTTTTGCTTGGCCATTTATTTTTTTACGATTTGTTGGAATTTGTCGTCTTCTTTGCCTTCTGGTTCTTTGATCCTGAGTCTGGTACGCATCACAGCAGATATGCCTAGTTTCTCAGCTAGTTTTATGACCATGTCTAGGGATGATTTGCGGACTTTGTATTGTGCACTCACTACTGATAGCCCGGTATCTGGGTTGAATTCTATTTCGCTGACGTTGGCGTACTTGATGTATGTGTCATATTCTTTGCACATCATGGTGATGTGGTGTATATCTAGGTCTGTGAGCATTTTGTAAGTGCTCATGGTCTGTACGCTGATATCGTACATTTTCATTGCTTCTACGCTCAATGTATTATTGGTAATGGGGTTTTTCCTTGGTCTGCCTCTTTTCTTTTTTGTTGGTGCCGCGGCGGGTGTGATTTCGTCGCCGAAAGATCTTGATGGCTTGAAAGTGCGTCGTCGTTTTTTTTCTTCGTCGCTCTTGGGGGGGCGTCCTGCGGGCATATGTTTTAATCGTTGTTTAGAATTTCTAGTGAAATGATATCGTCAATGTGGTTTGATTTTAAAACTTCATTTAATGCTTCATTGAAAGTAAATGCATGAAAATGTAATGTTCTAAGTGGGGTAAACATTTCAGTATGATTCCTTACTGTTGCATACCAATGTTTTGGACTGCGATCAAATGATATTGGGTTTTTGATTGGTCCACTGTCGTGAGGGTAGGTTATTTTTTCTTTTGGAGGGTCGTATTTGCCAAAACCTTCATTGGGGGAAGGTTCTTTATTCTGGTCTCTTGGGAATATTGCATTTACTTTAGCATGCAGTTCCTCAATGTAATTGATCATTTCATTCCTTTGGACAAAAATTCCTTCCAGTTCATCTACGGAGTCTTTTATTTTCCTGAATAAACTTTCGTAATGTTTTGTATTTGGTTCTGCCCATGCTTTGGTGTATCTAATATTCATTGGTTATTGTTTTGGTATTTTATATAAATCTTCGTCTAGTTCCCATTCCTGTATTTTGCCTTTTGATTCTAGTTGTCTTTTTCTGTTGTGGCATGGGTCGCAGAGTGTTTGTAGGTTTTTTTTATTGAGTGGTGCGCCGCCGCGTTCTTTTGGGATTGTGTGATCTGTGAGTGTGCCGAAAACGATGCGGCCTTCTCTTTTGCATTGTGCGCAGTATGGGAATTCGATTCTATGATTCTCTGATGTGGTTCTCCATTTGTTGGTCCTGTAGAATGGGTCTTTGTTGTGGTTTGGTTTTTGGTTTTGTGATGTTGATCGGTCGGTTTCTGTGGGCCTTGATTGGGGTGGTCCTATTTGTTTGCGTGCTTTGTAGTTGGGGATGTAGGCCATTTAGGTATGTATATATCGGTTTATAAATTCACAAAGAGTATTTAATGTGTCTTTTGATACTTCCATTTCTCCTGCATTATCATATTTTTCAGCATCACGCAAAATTTGCAACATTGTTTCAAACTCTTTTTTTGGTGGAGGTACTGATATAAGTCCAATACTTGAGATCCTAATATCTTCTTTTCGTTTCCAGAACATGCTTTCTGTTTTGTGTGTATTTCGTATGCAAATATAAACAATATGAACATTAGTTGTATTTGTAAAGTGTTGAAAATAAAAAAGGTAGCTGGATTTGCTACCTTTTATTTGGGGTGGGATGGTGACCTCGGAAGGACTCGAACCACCATATATAACTCATTGATTATCTTCATTTTCAAAACAATATAATTTAACAATATGATATATTTATTATGAATATAATGAAAATAATAGTAAATTTGTGTGCAAAATATGTGTAAACACCAAATCAAAAGATATAAAAATGGGTAGAGAATTAAAAAGAGTTCCGCTTGATTTCCAGTGGGAAATAGGAAAACTTTGGTGTGGGTATGTAAATCCACATAAAATGCATGAATGTAAAGAATGTAATGGTTTGGGACATTCAAAAGAATATAAAAAATTAGAAGACGAGTGGTATGGTTGGGAAAACGAGAATTATAAACCTAATCCATTTATGGGACATAGAAGGTATAACGCAAATGCTTGGAATAATAATTTAACCCAAGAAGATGTAAATTCATTGATTGAAGCGGGTAGGTTATGGGATTTTACAAGGGTTCCAATAAATGACGAACAAAGGAAAATTGTAAAAGAAAAGGTAGAAAGCGGGAATAATTCTTGGCTTCCTTATGATAATGGATATAGGCCAACAGCAAAAGAGGTTAATGAGTGGAATTTAAAAGGTTTTGGGCACGACAGTTCTAATGCTTGGATTTGTATTAAAGCTCGTCTTAAAAGAGAAAAAAAACCTTACAAATGCAGTAGTTGTAATGGGAGTGGTACAAATTGGCAGCATCCAAAAGCTAAAAGACTGTATGATTTATGGAAAAATTATGATCCGCCACAAGGTGATGGATTTCAGTTATGGACAACAACATCAGAGGGGAGGAGCCCAATGACTCCTGTATTTGATACCCTTGAAAAACTTTGTGAACATTGCGAAATGCAAAAAGTTTCTGTTTTTGGTAAAAATACTGCGACAAAAGATGAATGGTTTAAAATGCTTGATGATGGGTTTGTTTATCATCAAGAAGGAAATGCAATTTTTATGTAAATGCGAGTAAAGTTCTACCTCAATAGAAAGTCTTTGTTTTGTAGGATTACTCCGCTGATGGGTGATCCACTGGAATACTATCTGAATGAGGTGGTGCAGCGGTCTTATTGGAATAGTAAAACGCAGAGGGTGAAGGCTAATGCTCCTAGGGAGGTGGCTAGGATCAATGATATTATGGATTCTTTGGTGCAGTATCTCAATGATCTGGGGTTTAGCTCTAAGATGAATGGAACGGTGATAAGGGCCAATGAATTGGAAGTGCTTTTGGATCAGCGATATAAAGGGAAGATTGATAGTAGTAAGCCTGTGATGGAAGGATTTATGGAGTATGCTAATGAATTTCTCGAGAGGAAGAAAGGTAATTCATCTTATAAGCAGTTGAAATCTTATACTAAAAATTGGTTTTTGATATTTCCTAAATTTGATTGGGATGATATTTCGTCTGTGTGGGTGAAGAAGGCTCATATAACTTTGGCCAAGAAATATAAATCTACTACTTGCCACAAGTATTTCTCGATCATGCGCACGATCATAAAGGAAGGGATTGAAGATAAGGTTTGGAATGGTACGCTGCCGCGTGCCTGGATGCCAAAGTATGTGCAACCAGATGATATTTATCTTGAGATGGGTGTTTGTGAGCAGATGTATAAGTTTGATGGGGCAGATCGGTTGAATAATGCGGCGAAGTTGTGGTTGTTGATGCTTTATACCGGGTGCAGGTATGTAAACCTCAAGGAGGTGCTAAGCCCTATGAATGTGATTTATCACATGGGCGAACCTTTGCTGAGGTATAAGCAAGCTAAGAGTAAAAAATATGTTTCTTTGCCGCTCACGGGCAAGCTGCAGGATCTTTTGGATAGTAAGCCAAATTTGATCAGCAATGTAAATTTAAATAAGTACATCAAAATTGTTTTGTCTGAGATTGGTTTTGATAAGTATGACCAGGTGACTTGCCACACTGCGCGGCGGTCTTGTATCACCAATCTGGTTTTGATGGGTTCTCCACTTCACTTGGTGATGAAGGTGAGTGGACATAGTACTGAAAAGGAGCTTATGAGGTATCTCAAGTATGATGATCTCATTGGGGCGGTGGCTATGTCTGAGGACGAAGGGTTTATTGAGTTTAATCGGGTTTTGGTGGATTGAAATCCAGATTGTCTAATATGTTTATTCTGCTTTTTTCTGTTTTATGGAAATAACCAGCCCCTGATATTGTTATTAAAGATGGTTCGCCAATCCCCATTTCATATTCAATGTATTCCCATTTTTTAAGATTGAAATTGTATTTTACAAAGCTGTGGCATGTGCCATCAAAAAAAGGAAATAATAGGTCTGCACCTTTAAATTGAGTATCTGATGATAAATATGTTTTAAGTTCTTTTTTGAATACATCATTTATTGATAAAAGACAATAACTAATTATTCTTTCTTCTAATTCTTGGTATTGGTATGGTACTTCGCATGGGACTGATTCGCCAATTACTTTACCGTCTATTTTCCAGAGCAATTTTTTATCTTCCATTTGTCATCCTTTTGCCAATTTATTTAAAAGCTCCCTGTGCTCTGCTTGTACCTTTCCATAAACATAAGCTGCCATGATGACGCCATTTGTGCTATCACCTATTTGACTGTGCTGCATGAAGCCTCCAATTTGCCCGTCTGGATATAGTATCGAATCTTTGGTAACAATGAGCACGTCTGCAATATTGCATTCCTGTCGAGCCTCAGACACTTTTTGATAAAATAGTTCTAAGGTTTCATTTGCTTTGTTTTCACCTTCAAACGGGTGTGACATAGCATAGTAATTGGATGGATCGTTTGTTTTTTTCATTTTGATATCATTTCTTGGTAAATTAAATCTAATGATTGGTCCCTATTCGCTCCTGCTAGTGACTCAAATGTAATGCCTTTTTCACTTAAATATGTGCTGAATTGCTCGTAGTCTTTGCGCTTGCGGGCGCAGTAGTCGGCTAGGCTTATGGATGGGAAAACCTTTGCTGGTTTTTTGACATTCATTGCGACCATCAAGCGGGCGTTTTTGATTTCTGTTTCTCTCATCGCTTCTATAAACCAATCTGGTGGTGGCACCACGTTGTGTGGTGGCGGTGGCAGTGCGGAGGCTTTTTCTTTTTGTCGGGCAATTGCTTTGGCTTCAATGATTGGCCAGGTCTTTTCTTTGTAGCTGTTTACCCATTTTCCTACTGTGTCGATCTGGATCGACTTGTATAGTGGGCCGTATTTGCCGCTGAGTCCTTCGCGGCAGGAAATGACCAGTTCCCCAATTTCTAGGGATGGGTGTTGGTTGAGAATTTCTTCGGCAATGAAGTGGATTGTTTCTGGCTCTGCGGGTATGTCTTGGAGTCCGGATAGTAGGAAGAATTTTACCAATATCGTGCTGATCATGGCTATGGTTTTGTCATGGTCCATTTCATCAAATTGGGATAGGGTGCGGCTGGGTTGGTAGCGGTTGGCAGATATGTTTAAATATGTTTCTGCTGGCTTAAATATGGTAAGGTTTGTCATGGCCAAAAGTTTGCAGCTAGTTGAATGGTGCAATCAGCTTTCACGCATTGGACACCATATTTTTTCTTCATATTTTCCCAACCTATAGGCCAAGTTTCTACGTATTTTTTGATGCATTTACTTCTGGTTCTTTGAAAAGTACCGCCAATAATATTGCCTCTTTTAGTTATGATAACCCATCCATTTATTGTTTCGTAGTTGCTACCTTTCATGTTAATGATTTTTTATTTCCTCTAAACTGGTTTCAATTTCTTTTAACCGGATCGATATTTCTAGGATCATATTATCAATTTCTGGAAGTGAAACTGATCGAAATTGTATTGGTTGTTTTTTTAGGTTTAAGTAGTCGGTTAACCTACTTTCAAGTTGCATGCGCTCTTTGCGTAAATCCAATAATATTTGATTTTTGAGGTTATTGAGTGGGTTTAAAAGTTGTTGATTGTTCATTGATTTTTATTTAATTCTGAATTTTGAATCAAGTATTTTAATTGGCAGACGTATATGTCTGTTTTCATTTTGGTGTTGTCTGGTATGGTGTGGATTTCTCCTGTGCAGCTGGCTACATGGTCACCGTATATTTTTTTTATGGTGACTTGTTGGCCGCTGAGTGCGTGGGTGTAGGTGGTGTTTGGTTGGTGTTTCATGATAATTTATCCATTAATGTTTCAAAAGCTAATTTTGCTGTCCATGGGTCTACTCCGTTTCCAAGTGCACGTAAAAAATCTGTTCTATAGTCATACCCATCAGTTGGCAAACCCAAGCGGGATTTAAGTGATTTTTTTGTGTTTGCTCTTGGTTCTTCCCAATCGTATTGTTGTTGTCCTGGTCTTGCAATTGGAGCACGGTTCCCGTCAAAGAAATTTGATTTTTGCTCCATTTCTCTTTTTCTGATGCTATTGGTGTTGGCCAATTCTCCACTAAATTGCTCAGACCTTGTTGCTTGCTTTTTTTTGATCTTCTGTCGCTGCAATCCGGAGTTGGCCAATTCCGTACTTCTTGACTCAAACTCGGACCGCATCCGTTCCCCGTCCTTCCTTTGTTGTTCTCCTTCAACCTCTTTTGTCTGGCTTTGAATTTGTCTTGATCTGTTTCCGACATTACCACTGTGGGAGTTGGCCAATTTTCCCAAGATGAAGATTCTTTTTCTCGAGTGGCTTGCGCCTGTTTCTTCCGACGAGAATAATCCGACCTCAACAATATAACCAGCTCCTTGAAGGTCTTTGACCACTGCATCGAGTCCAAGTGTGATGTGTCCTTCGACATTTTCGAAGAAAACGTAAATAGGTCTAGTTGTACAGACGATCTGGAAAATATACGGCCAAAGGTGCCTTGGGTCTTCCACTCCTGTTCTTGTACCAGCTGCGGAGAATGGTTGACATGGATATCCACCAACGATGATGTCCACCAATCCACAAAATGGTTTTGCATCGAAGGTTTTAAGATCCGTCCAAATAGGTGCTGGACGTATGGCACCGTTTTCCATCGCTTTAACCAAGTTTGCACAGCAAAAGGCTTCGACCTCCAAAAAAGCCTGGACTCTATGTTTAAATCCTGCAAGGCTGAGGCCATGTTCGATTCCTCCGTAACCGGTGCAAATTGAGAGTAGCCTAAATTCTTTGGTATTATCCACATTTTTGTTCATTTTAAACGCCCATCATTTCTTTTAACTTATCCCGTCCGCTCACTGGCTTCAACTTTTGATCTTTCCTTTCGTTCTGTGCCCAGGTATTCACCCATTTGCTGAAAAGCTCCCAATGTGCGTTTTTGGTCATTGGTTCGTTTTTGGCTCGTATGGACCTGCAAAACTGGTCGAATATGAATTGCTGGCGTTCTGGGTTTGCACCGTCTGCTATCCCAGCATTTTTGAAAAGGACATCAAAACGTGCTTGATCGGTTGATGGTGAAAAAAACTGACTTGGGTCGGCCCCCCTTTCCCCCTGCACCCCCTTTCCTAAGTCATTATCAACTTCATTTTCATATTCAATTTCATATTCAGAGTTTGCTTGTGTGTTTGCTTGATGATTTGCTTTAGCAAAATTTATTTCTTTTTTCTGTGTTTTTTGACCACCTTTTGACCCCGCAGCCGCTCTATATTCTGACAATTTGCCGTCTTTTACCATGCGTTTTTGTGTCAAAAAATCACCATCGATGGTGATTACTTTTTCATCTACCAATTCTTTGAGTGCGGCCAACACTGTAGCAAAATCGTAAGCAAGAAATGGAACAAGTTGGTTAGCAAAATTTATAATTTGCTCGGAGCTTTGCTTGTACTTTTGCTTTAACAAAAAAGTTCCATACTGATCTTGCTTATGGAGTATGCAAATAAGTCTAAAGTATACTCCTTGGCTCGCTGCGGAGCAATTCAGGAGTTTTTCATCTGTGAGTACGTCTTGGACATACAGCTGCATGTAGGGGCGGTTTCTTACTGACATTGCAATGTAGTTTTGTATGCCACTGGATTTTGCAAAATATGCTCTTTGGTTTTTGCACGATCCACTTCCAATACATAGGTCCTTAGCTTGATTGCTAGGTCTGCTGTATTTTTTTGGGCGTGTTTTGGCTTCACTAATATGTTATTGCATAAAGCAACCATTTTATTTACGTCCATGAAGAAAGCGCGCTTTATGCCCCTACCAGGGTAATGATCACTAAGGTAGAAATGCAGAAGCTCATTGTCGTTTCTGGGGCGTTTTGACTGTGTTTGAGACATTGTGTGTTTGATTATGGTGGTGAAATAATTAAAAGTGGAATAATTGTAATTGTGATGAATATTCCTTCCATCTTTTTTCCTGTCTTTTGAATTGGGTAAGGTCTTTTTCGCAGCCGTAGAAATCAATATTTTGCATCTTGTGTGATGAAATTCTATTGGATCCAGAACCTAAGTGACTATCAAATACTTTACCGCCTTCTGGTACGTAATTGCTGTTGATGTAATCATATAAAATGACTGGTTTTTGGTTGGTGTGAATTCGGGTTTCGTTTTTGGTTTTGTCACCTTGCATGATGTGTCCCTCGCTTAGTGATTTGCCTTGATTCATACCGTTCCACATAAATCTAAATAGTCTTACAGAGTCATGGCATGAAACATATGCTATCTCAGCGTCACTATATGAGCTACTACCGTTGCATTTATCCCAAACCAATCTACCGGATCCAGAAAATAAATGAGAATAATAATTGATGCCCCAAATGACTTGTTTCTTTGAGATCCTCAACATTTCCTCAGCGTAATCTGATTGGGGTATGTCCCAACTTTCTATGATAGGATAGTCTACGCGCTTCATGTTTCGTTTTGAAATTGCGGTACCATAAAACTTTCTTTTTTGTGGCCCATCAAAATATGGTGGGTCACAGCTGGCCAGATCAAAATATTTGTCTGGGAAATCCTTGGTTATATCCCTCCAGTCAGCGCGAAAAGTCATAGATTCTCTCATAGTAAATTTTCAAGTATTAACTTTTCTCTGGAAAGCTCATTTATACGGCCTTCAATTTCCTTTTGGTGGTTTTCCTGTATTTCTGCGATCTGGTCAGTTTTACTGTCAATCTCTGACTGAATTTCTTTACGGATCTGCTTGGTAAGTAGGTGGCAAATTCTTAATTGTTCCTCATAATTGAAAGCCTCGATAGCTTCTGAGATATTGAGGACTTCTTTTTGTAGGATTTCGTCGTCTTTTTGTGTGTCCATGGCTTACCAGTTTGGCATGTCAAATCCTTCTGCAGGATTAAAATTGGTTTCTGTGGTGGTTTCTGTGGGTAGGGTTGATTTTGACTTTCTGAGGCGTTCCATAAAGTGATATACGGAAGCCTTGAAAAATTCTAATTCCTCTGTTTTATCAAAACCATTGGGTGTTTTTACCCATTGTGGTTTTCCTTTGGGGTCTGCCTTGGTGTAATAGTTAGCAATGCGCAAACCATGTTGCTCCAACTTCAAGGCATCAAAATTGTTATCACCTGTGTAGGCTATGAATTTGACTTGGTGTTTTGGATCAATGAGTGGTAGAGCGTTGAAAAAATTGGATGCTGTGGAAAATGCGGCATTCATGGATAAGAAATACTGTTCTTCTCCGTTTTCAACCAAGATTTTTAGCGCATCATATTCTTTAAAATCTTGATCTTCGGTAGGTGTTACTTTTTTCACAGCTACATACTCTATCGTTCCTACTATTGCATCAAATTGTAGGATGGTTTTATCATCCTTTCTGCAATTCCATCGGCCATTTCTGATGTATAGGCCAAACTGTTTTTTTACTGGTAGTAAACCTGACATTATTCTGATTTTGTTTTGTTACGATAATATTCCCTTACTCTATCCGGAGCATTCCCGGTATAAAGGCTTTTTCCTTCTTTCTCTACTTGTTTGGTGATATATTCCAACCATGAATTTGGTATGTCTTGCATCATTTTACCTTTGTGCTCGCCAAATGTCATGATGGAAGTGTCTGTAAGTGGCTCACTTTTTCCAAAATAGTTTTTGGAATGGAGGGCCGCAGCTGTGGAACCATGTCGGCGGCCCTTATCCGTTTGGATACTGTGTTTATCTTTCATGGTCTACTAATGAGCCGTCGCCGTAGCCGTCGCCGTCGCCGTAGCCGTAGCCGGAGCCGTCGCCGTAGCCGTCGCCGTAGCCGTCGCCGTCGCCGTAGCCGTAGCCGGAGCCGTAGCCGTCGCCGTAGCCGTCGCCGTCGCCGGAGCCGGAGCCGGAGCCGG